AGCTTATGGCTTCCGAGACGATCTGTACTTTTTCTTAAAAGTCAAGGCCGCGTTCCACGGACTTCCGAGATGAACCGGAATTAGAGAGGGCGAGGATTTCTCCCCACCCAGGCCTTAGAGCAAACTGACCTAAGGTAGCGAATGGAAACCGCGCGGGTTGCGCATCGTTGAGAGGCGTGCGCGGTGTTGTAAACGAAAAAAGCCCGCAGTTCTTCACCACGGGCTCAATTACATCTTAACTCAAGCTAGCATCAGCTCTGAAACGCTTGCTTTCGCTTGCGGGTTCGTTTCTTTCGGACATGACAAAGCTCCCATTTCGGGAGCTGCGGAGTCAAACCGAGAGCCAACTGCTCTATCAATACCTTGCTATTTTAGCACGTTTTCCTCAAGGGAATCGACAATCTCGAAAAACTTTGCCACCGCTCTTTCCTTGTGCATAAGGAAGGTTTTCTGTCCTAGCGATAGCTTCTGCTCGATCACGCTTGGAGAAGTGAAACAGCAGTAGTAGAGCCTTAGGAGGTTTCGGTAGACATTAGTCAGTTGCCTGTCTCGGTAAGCCTCATCCAGTAGATCGGCATCTGCCAGGTCTATGCCTTTTGCGGCAGGGATGGATCGTTTGATTGGGGGTTGCTCATCCTCTTCCGGCTGGCGATCGTAGTAGTACCTAAGTGACTCGCAGAAAACTTGGGTCGCACCTTTCTTCGCTCGAGGGCATTCGCGGTTTGCTCGCGCCCAGTTGCGAAGTCGCTGTTCTTGCTCTTTCGTGATCATTAGAACTCCTCAATCTTCCAGCCGCCGCCGTCCTTCTTTGCTTGCTTGTATACGGCTTTGAAAACGAACGGAAACTTTTCGGCTGCTACCTTGACCTTCACACGTGCATCGTCGGTCCAGTAGCCTTTGACCTCGTGCATCTCCATGACGCCGTCAGCTCGTAGAACAGCGAAATCTGGCGTGTAGCGGCATCCATCTGCGAGCTTAAGAGTGACGCCTTCAAAGGCATACCAGACGATCTCCTGCGCGTTTCTGGCGGCTTCTAGCGTGGTTGCATAAGCCGCCTCTGTGCGGTTCATCTGTCCAGACTTCATGCGCCCAAGCGCGAAGACTTTTCTATTCATGTGCGAGTCTCTCGAGGTCGGTGCGTTCCATCAGTCGCAGCATTGAATCTGCCTGGTGCTTTGCGGCGCGAAGAGCCTGCTTGACGTGCTTTCGGTTTTCTGCACGATCCCAGACGTGATTTCTCACGTGCTGGCTTTCATCTGCACAAACGATCGCGTCGATGGTCGTCTCGAGCGTCTTGAGCGTTTTAGCCATGCGCGGTAGTTCGTCAGGCGTGAAGAGACTGGTCATTTCGCGCCTCCGAATCGTCCGTTGTAGAACGGCTCACCGTCGGCGCTGATCCAGCCCTTGACGTTGAGTATCGAGAGGCTCTGCTTGTACAGGGGCACGTAGATGAGCGCGTCGTCCTCCCGATAGCCGAAAACGCGAAAGCTCTTGACCGGGCGACCGTGCCAAGCGCGCAGGAGGTAGAGACATCGCTCTCCGACTTTCGGTGCATTGAGCTTTCCGTCCTTCTCGATCGGCTCGAAATCCTCGTCTTTGATTTCGGACATGCGGGTGCTACGAGTGATTTGCATCGGTTTCTCCTTTAGCGATTTTGAGTTGTTCAATTTCGTCGGGGCGTAGGCGTTGCGGGAGCCCCGCCTTCCGCATCTGCCACGTGCCCGCCTTTTCCAGCTTTAGTGGCTTTTCGGGGATCAGGCGACAGCTGTTGCCGAATCGGCGCTTTTGCGGCTTGGCCCAGACTTGACCTGCCTCGTCGACTTCGTACTGGTCGAAGCCCTTGATGTTCCACCTCATACTTCCTCCTGTGGTCAATATGCTTTTGCTCATTCGTCCCAGTCATCGCTCTCAAAAATCCATGCAACGTACATGACGAAAAGCAGGACGATCCCTATAAGGCATTCGATTTCGTCCGTCATGCGAGCACGCTCCTTAGCCAATACAGCGATGAAACAACGGCGGAAGCCGCGTACACGGCCGCAATCATTGCCGATATGCCTCGCAGAAATGGCGGCGTAATCGAATCACCCAAGACCTGTGCCCGATAAGCTGCCTCCTGAAAAGCCCAAAAGATTCCGAGCGTGAGCACGCCGAAGGCCAAGATCGAAAAGAAGAGTTGCGCAAAGTTCATCTCTTAGCCCCTCCAGTCGCGAAAAATCCATGCGATTGCGACTATGCCAACAACGACCGTGAGCACGCACATGTAAGTCCAAAACCCTGTCATTCTCGTTACCTCTCTGGCTCCCCCGTGAGATGATTGAGGCGTGTTCCCCAACACATTCATCAACCAACCCACGGAGGAAATCGTGTTTGATCCGTTTTCTGTCATTGCCGCGGTCGCTACGGCGGCCACAGCCGTTTTCATGTATCCAAACTTCCTAGCCTCACGCCCTACCATCGACGTTTGCATCGATGACGTTCCGAACAGCACCCGTCGCGGTTCACGTGGTGAACAGCTGCAGAGGGACGGCTTTTTCGCCATGACCGTCACGATCCAAGCGGCGACGATGCCGGTCGTGCTCAGATCGATAGAAGTCAAAGATGCGATCTTTCCCACGTTTGTGAAGAAGGGCGGCGAGTTCGTGCCGACAGCCGACCTCTCGGCAGGCAAGAAGCAACTCGCCATCTCGCTTCGCCCCAACGAATCGAAGACCCTGAGGTTCTTGGTGAAGCCGACAATTGCAGAGAGCGGTACGCTCGAGGTTGTCATTCCGTTCTCCTACTTGCGCCCCGCTCTTCGGGCGAGTTGTGACTATGAGCGAACTCATTACATCGGCGAGTGAGCTCCCTCACTTCTCTCTGCAGCTTGGAAATCTGACGGTTGTGTCGATCTATTGCCCTGCCGGACATGACGATGCAGAAGCAGAGCGTTAGGATTGAGAAATCCTGTAGGTGATCGGTTGTGAATAACCAGCTGAAGAATTCGCTCATCAGAGCCTCCTTTCTGACTTGACCATGCTCGACTCAACCAGGCCGATCAGAATCTGGTCGATCTCTTCACGAAGCCTGTGCGTCGTGTCTGCCACTTGCCCGATGTCAGGGAACTTGCCCGAGACGGTTCCTCTCAGGGCTTCCTCGAGTTGATCGAGGCTCTTGCGAGCGGCGACAATACCCTCACCGGCCTTAGTCAAGGCCTTGTTTCTTTCGTTCATAAATTCAACTGTTAAAAATGTCTGATTCATTCGTAGCTCCTTCAATCAACGTGGATTCATTTGTTTGCCCTCACTGCGGGATTCACTCTCAACACACCACCGTCCCCGTAATCGAGTCAATTCACCCAGACCAAACGAGGAGCGAGCTGTATCACTCGCACAAATGCACTGAGCTTGTTGGAGCAGATACTTTTGTAGAGCGGTATGACTACAGCAAACTTATGATTAAAAAGTGCATGTGCTGTAATGGCTTTACCTTTTTTGTTAACAAGAAGCTGGTATGGCCGGATCCCGCAACAGTTAAGCCATCGGAATACATGCCTATGACGATGCTTGAGCCATATAACGAAGCCCAAAGCATTGCTAGCCGCTCGCCTTCCGCCGCAGCGGGCTTGTTGCGCCTTGCGCTTGAACGATTCTGTGAATACCGAAACATCAAAGGTGGCAATCTGGCTTCCCGAATTGATGCTCTTGGTCTTCCGAAGCAACTTGCTGAAGCCGCTCACGCCTGCCGTCACCTTGGTAATGACGGCGTTCACGAAGGCTTTATCTATTACGACAAAGAAGCTACGTTTGAAATCGTCAATCAAATGTCTCGTCTTCTGAATCTGATCGTCGATCAAACAATTGGACTCGAGGAGCAAACAAAGTCGCTGATGGACATGCATAACAACCGGAAGTGACATCAGAACACCTCCTCAGCTGAATGACGGGTTTGTTCGCGTCGACAGCGTCCCGTGAAGAAGAGCTTGTAAGACGACTGGATGACGCGAGAAACCACGCGCTCAGTCAAGAGATTCACTAACTCAGAGCGGTCGAGATTCGTGACGAGAATGGTCGGGCGACCGTTCTTGATACGGCCGTCAATGATCTGGTAAAGACGCTTCTTCTCATCGGCATCGCCAGACTGCACGCCAATTTCGTCCAGTACGAGACAGGACACCATGCAGAGCTTTCCGAGAGTGTCGGCCACGTCAATGCGATTGACGCGGTCGGAGATGCGGTCGAAGAGGTCGGGGATTGTGATGTAGTACCCAGGCAGTCCCTGACGATCGAGCTCTTTCAGGATCGAGTAGGCAAGGTGCGTTTTGCCCGTGCCGTAGTTACCGAAGAGAAGCAACCCCATGGAGTTTTTAGAGCGCCAATCCTGCTCTTGAGCGTTATGCGCCCTCTCGCGCTCAAGCTCACGTTCCGTGAACCGCTCGGCAAAGCGGCGGCAGATGGACAGGTTGCGCTCTTCTTCCTGCGTCTCCGGTTGATAGTTGGAGAAACAAGGCACGTCGAAGTCAAGAGGACGTTCGCAGTGAAGCGCACGTGTGAGACCGACCGCACGCTCTTTCGCGTCCGCCTGCATCTCTGCAAGCAGCTCGGCGCGTTCCTTCTCGATCCTTCGGCATTCCGGACAGTACGGCTCAGCCCAAGAGCCGTCGCGACGCAGATAGGTGGTGTACGTCTGGACGCCGTGAATCTGGCATTCGAACGTCACCTCCTTTGAGGCGGGAATGGCACAGGCCGTTTTGAGTTTCGTGGTGATGTCAGTAGTCAATTTTTTGTTTACCAGTCAAAGTAGTCACGCTCGGATTGTTTTTTCTCAACGAACTGACCAGGTCTTGAAGGTGAATGGACAGGAGCACGTTTGAGCATCGGACGACGTTTCCAGTCTTCGGCGTTGTGGAAGCTTCTGACGAAGTTTCGCCATGTGGCCGTCCAGTCCTTTTTGATTGCCTTCGCTCCTGATAGTCCGTTCCAGTAGTCGTGGAAGTTTTCAAAGAGGCGTTGCGGGTCGAGGTCGGGTTCTTCCTGTTCGGCGAAAGCTTTCCAGTCGTCTGGGAGTTCTGTGATTGAGAGTCGAGACCCCTTGTCCGTTGCTTGCCGTTTCGGCTTTTCGATCTTTTTGACGGTGTTGTCAAAATGATCGGTTTCCCACGGCGCTTGCGCGGGCAAGCTATTCCCTGTTTCCTTCTCTGTTCCAGTTATCTGTTCCTTTCCCTGTTCTACTTCCTTGTTAGGGTTCACCACGTGAACCACCCCTCCTTCATGAGATGAACTACCCCCCTGCACGAGATGAACCACCCCTCCTTCATTTGGTGAACCACCCTCCTTCATGTCGTGAACCTCCTTCACCTCATGACCCTCCTTCATGTCGTGAACCTCCCCTTTCTTTTTCTTCACTGGTTTGAACGCTTCAGACTGGAGATTGAGGGTGTATCTCGTGCTCAGGATTTCTCCACGATCACCAAATTCACGAGACATCGTGAGTAGATTCATTTCTACGAGAACTCCGATGGCCTTTCGGACGGTGTTCAATGACCGGACGCCCATCTCATCCGCAATCGTAGAAATGCTCGGGCAACACAAACCCGTTTCCTTGTTGTGGTGATAAGCCAGCACAACAAGACAAGATTTTGCGTTCACGTCTTTAATGACTTTCGGCATTGCCCAATCGATCGCGGCGTAACTCATAGTCAGTCCTCACAGACGCGTCGAGTCAGCTTGTTCAGCTCGGACGCTTTAACGCCAGTAAGCTGAGCAAACTGTTCCAAATATTTCGGCGTCACGCTGTTGCGCTTGCACCATCCCCATACGGTTTGGCGACAAACTCCAAGCTCCTTAGCCAACTGGCTGTGAACACCGTAGGTGATGCCGTGCTTTTGGCCGTACCGCTCAAGCGCGAGCGACACTGTCGTAGCCTGCTTCATGTCTCCTCCTAAGGTAGTTAAATTACTGTTAACACATTATAAAGCAGATTTAGCATTAGCGCTAAACGCAAGGTGTTAAATTTTCATTTACTATGCGAGGTAGACAAAGGAGGCTGTTATGTCAGCTGTAAGCGAACGCATCAAAGCTCTAATCGAGCAGTCGGGGCTTTCGTATCGAAGCCTCGCAAAGAAAGTAGGCGTTTCAAACGTCACCGTCCGCAACTGGGCTATCGGCCACAGCGAACCAAACCGAGAAGGGCTGGAAGCGCTTTGCGAGATATTTGGAGTGACACCCGCCTATGTTATGTTTGGCGATACCAACTCACCCGTCCAAACCCTGGTTGAGGACGGCATTGTTTCTATCCCGCACGTCAATGCTGAGGTTTCCTGTGGCCACGGCTTTCTGAATACCGATGAACTGGAACTCATCCGTTTTGTGCGAGTCTCTCAGGGATTCATCCGCAGGTACTGCCCATCTGCCAACGTTCGTTCTCTTCAGATAATGGCGGCGTTCGGGGATTCAATGGAGCCAACTCTCCACGAAGGAGACGCTGTCATTGTTGACATCTCAGAAAAGAAGATCGTTAGAGATGGCATGTATGTCGTCCGTATCGGCGAAGGCTTGTTCGTCAAGCGCGTACAAGTAACCCCAGAAGGCTTGCGCCTTCTTTCCGACAACAAGTTTTACGAGCCCATCAACACAACACCAGAAAGCATTGAAGTAATCGGCCGCGCTTACGTCGGTCTTTGCATCAAGCGGTTGTAATACCCCATACCTCCCACACAAAAGGTCGAGCTGCACGCTCGGCCTTTTTTTGGGTTCATCTCGGAAGTCCGTGGAACGCGGCCTTGACTTTTAAGAAAAAGTCTGGTCGGCTCCCTCCAAG